GCTAGGTTCTGGTGTTATAGTAGGTGTAGGAGTTGGCTCTGGTGTTGGCTCTATAGTTGGTGTTGGAGTAGGTGTAGGCTGCAAAGTTTGAGCCAAAATCCTTTGACCTTCTTCGTAATTAAATTGACGGGTAAACTCTGCATTTGCTGAACTTATAGCACTATTCATATTATTGATTGCAAGATCGTAATTTTCTTGTTTTTCATTTTTATTAGTTAGTTTATTAGATACATTTTCTTGTGCTGTTTGATATGCGCTTTGTGCTTGTTGTAGTTGTGACTGTAAAGATAATAATAAATTATTTTCTGTTATGTAAATAGAGTTTTTACTATTGTATAAACTTTCTGCACTTTCTTTTTCTTGTAATCTTTGAGACAAAAGGTTTAAACTTTCTTGGGTTGGGTTTCCAGTTTGCTCTGTAAATTCTGATGATGGTATAGTAATAAAGCCATTATCTGTATATTTCATTAGTTGTACCCAAGCACCACCACCGTTTTCGTAATACCACATATCTATACTTTGTTTTACACCAGCAGTTGTTTGTATAGTTGCTGTTGATCCACCGCCACCTTTATCAACCCAATCATTAATTACTAATACACCATTTATCCATAGCATAACTCCATCATCTGCTGGTGCGTGTATCCACATTGTTCCAGTATGTTGTGGTGTCCAATAGCCAGTCCATCTAACCTGAAAATCATCATCTTGTCCTGCTGGACCATTCCAGCCTCCCCAATCTTCATTAATTCCATCACTATCTATAACAGTTAAAACTGGGCTAGTATTACACCCTAATGGTGGAGATGCATTATATTGATTGTATGCAAGTGGGCAGTTATAAACATATTTTGTTAGGGTTGTAGAATATGTATATTCTGAATTTACTATTGCTAATTGTATATTGTATAATGTTTGTGATTCTTGCAATGCAGAGTATGCATTATTTTTATCAGTTAGTGCAGTATTTTTAATAGTTTCTTGACTTTGTATATTATTTTGTAAAGTTTGAATAGCACTAAGTTTATTAGATTCATCTAAGACAGCCTCTTCATATTGTGTTAGCGCCTGTTCAAAATCTTGTTTTTTAGATTGTGCTATTGAATATTTTTCTTCTGCAATATCAATTAATGCTTGTGTAGAAGTTTTATCAACAAGGTAATTAACCTTATTTTTTAACTCTTGTATTTGTTGATAACCACTTTCTAGAGGATCATAAGACTGAGATTCCCCTGGAAATCCTAGTACCCACCCAAACGCTAGAAACATTGAAGCGATTATTCTGGGTAATTTACGTATTTTTATTCTCCTATATGACTAATAAACTTATTATATCATTTAATAAAAAAAATAAGGGGCCAAATTAATGACCCCTTAGTTTTTGTTAAGATTACTTCTTTAGAGTAACCTTAGACTTTGGATTAGCCTTATTCCACTTTGTAGCAAGTGCATTAAAGGTTTTCTTTAGGGCTGCATATTCTGCAGCACCCTGTGTAGTTTTAACTGTTTCAGCCTTAAGTAGATCATTTACTTTAGCAAGTTCTACCTTAACGGCAGCAGCCTTTTCAAGTTCTACCTTTAGAGCAGCAATTTCAGTATTGCTTGAAGCCTTAGTAGCAGCCAAAAGATCCTTTTGTGCTGTAATTGCTTCGTCAAATGCCTTCTTTGAAGAATCTGCGTTTGCCTTAGATTCTGCAATAACCTTATCTAGCATTGTTGACAAGTCTTTAACTGCTGTAGTTGTATCAGTTACTGCCTTAGCAGCAAGAGTTTCTGCAGCAGCCTTAGCAGCAACTGCATCAGCAACTGCCTTATCTGCAGCAACCTTTGCAGCATTAATATCTGTATTTGCAGCAGCCTTTGCCTCTGCTACAGCAACCTCAGCAGCCTTCTTTGCTGCTTCCGCTGCAGCCAATGCAGCAGCAACTTCCTTTGAAGTATTTGCTTTAGCAGCAGCAAGTGCTAGTTCATATTCTGCTTTTGCATCTGCAAGTTGCTTGTTAGCAAGTGCAATTGCCGTTGCTGAACTTGCCTTCTCTTTAGCAAGATCTGATCTTAGTGTTTCAACAAGAACATTAAAATCAGTAGACTTGATCATGAAAGAAACTTCATTCTTAGGAAGTGCAAGACCAGTTACTGCTGTTGCTGTAATTCTAGAAAGACCAGCAACATCTCCAGCAGCGTTTGGTACTGTGATTACACCATCAAAACGCTTATTTGCAGCACTCCATGTAAGCGCTGTTGTAACAGTACCACGAAGAACTGTAGTTGTGATTACTGCAGTCTCAACTGCATTACCAAAAACGTCTGTTGTAGTTGCACTGAATGCTACTGCAGAACCAATAGCAGCGAACTCTGGAGATACAACATTAAGATTGTATGCAGTTCCTGCTGTACCCTTTACATAATAAATAGTGGTATTACCATCTGCTGTTACTGTTACCTTGCCAACTTCTGTTGTTGTGGTAAATACATAAAATGTTGCACTAGTTCCTGTACCAGTAGCGATTGCTACTGAGTTGGAGCCAGATGCTGATGTAACAGAGTTTGTTCCACCAACAGCAGTTGTATCAAGAGATGTTACAATTTTTGCATTCTCTGAAACTGCAGCAATTGTGCTTCCTGCTACTGCATTTGTTACAGCAATAGTAAGGGCATCTGCTGCCTCTACTTTATTGTCTGCTGGAACTGGAATAGAAACTGCTAGGCCTGGATTTGATCCGTTATTGGCACCAACTGCATAGTTTCCACCAGAAATTGCAATAGTTGCAGCACTTGCAGGTGTTGCTACGATTGTAGCAGTAGTCATGGCTGCAACCACGGCTAAAGCGATTTTCTTAAATGAATTCATTTTTCTCCTCGTTAGATTATATTAATTTATATTCATTTAGGTATTCCTGAACATCTTCTGGAATATCCTTGTCTGTTAATTCTACCATACCTCTTTGTTTTTCTGCAACTCTAGAGGCTGAAGCCCATGTATGAACTTCTATTTCTATGTTAGAATCTCTACTTGTATGGGATATTGCTCCAAATACCGCCCCACATACGGCATCTGCCAAGTCCTTTGATTTTTTTCTAGGGTGGTCAACTCTATTATTTTTCATAATTTTGAGTTCACTCATCTCTTCTAAAAGCAATGGGATTATTGGCATTGCAATTCTCTCTTCATAAATCATCATGGCTAGGTCTTCATAGTGTTTTTTAGCAACAGAAACAGTATCTGTTCTTATTCCAACAGCCTTTAGTTCTTGCTGTATATCATATGATTGCCATCTATCAAATGTTACTAATCCTATATTAAAGCCTTCTCTACGAAGGTTTTGTATCCATTTTTTTACCTCAGATAGATCTACTGGTCCTTCTACCCTTGGTTCCCACCAAACAACGGCATCTACTACAACTATTGGAGCAACCTGTTGATAGTCTTTAATGACCTGAATATTTACCCATTTATCCACATGTGCAATTGCCACTGCACACTTATCGTGTTTTTGTGCTAAGTCAGCATGTACATAGTAGACTTTGTCTGGATCTGGTTTAAATCCTGGATCAAATCTTTTTGTATTATCTATTGGATTTCTCAATGTCATGCATTTTTCTAACTTATCTTTCTGTTTGAAAAAGGCGTCTGATGAGTATGTTGGTGTACAAAGAAAGCGCATCATTGCATCCCCTAAATCAGTAAGAAATGCAATTTTAAAATCATCAATCTTTCTAGTTGGATTTACTTCCCATGTTGGTCTTTTAAGTGCAAACATTCTAGGATACTTATAAGAAACGATTTGGTCTTCTTCCCAAACTATTTCAAACTCATTATCAGGTCCTTCAGGCAATTCTTCATTAATAGTAAACTTGTGTCGTCTTTCTATTACTTCTTTTTCCATGATTACATCTTCATACCGTTTTGAAATAAAGTCGCCATTGTAACGAGGGAATGAAAGAAGAACTACCTTACCTAGATCTGGAAAACGTGAGTCTACAGTTCCACGAAATGCTTTATATATATTGTCTGCTGTTTTTCCTTGATCATTACCAGTACCAACCTCAGTTGCAAAACCAGAAATCTCATCAAGCACAGCCATAAACAAGTTTAGACCCTCATGAGATTCACGCTCAGAGTGTCCAGAATACACTGTAATTGACTTATCAAATGCTATTGAGTTTACCTTTGGATCATTTTTACCAGCAAACCAAGGTGACTTTTCAATCTTTGTTTTGAATCCTTTAAAGAACACATTTTTCGCTTGTTCTGCGTTGATAGCAACGTTAATAATATCTATAGCGTCTCCAGATGGTTTTCCATAGTATCTTGCTGGATCTTTAAGACAAAGTAACTTGTAAACAACATAAGCACAAGCAACGGTAGAAACAAAGTCTTTACCACTACCTTTACCAAGTTGTAGAATGATTTCATTTTTAGTGTATTTTGCATAATGCCTATCTCCCTCTTCTGTGCCCATCAAAACCTGTAAGTCTTCTTTACGATATATTTGACTCATTGCCTCTACAATATCGTATTGAATTGCAGATAGTGGTGGTTGATTCAAATAGTCTGGAGACTCTACAAATGTTTTTACATCAACTGGAGTTTCTTCAAATGGATTATCTTGAAGTGCTTCCAGAAAGTCATTGAACATTGTGGACAACTGTTATTACCTCTCCCTCTTTTGCAATAGCAGAAAGCCTTTGCATAATAAGGTCTCTTACTTCTGGATGTGTAGAAGCGATATCACGAAGTATTCCAACAAGAACTTCTTGTTTGCGTTCAATCTCAACCATTTCTTCTGCTAGTTCTTTATTTTCTAGCAAACCAGCCTTTTGTAGCATATCAATTCGTCTTGCTTCAATATCCATCACAAGTTTGATAGCAGCAGTTTTTGCATTAAGGTTGGCAGTTGTTGTGGCATCTTCAATAACTTCATATGCTTGCTGAATTAGTTTTGTATAGTGTGCATCTGCACCTACCAGCGCATCTTTAGCACGAGCACGAATAGCATCATTAGCAGATGCCATTGCCTTCCACTCATTTAAGTGTGCAACAACACGAGTTCGTGGCAAAGTTAATGTTTTAGAAATCTTGGTAGGATCATTACCTTTTAGGTATTCCTCAACAACCTTATTTACCTCATCAAGATGCTTAACTAACTCAATCTCTGTGTCCATACTTTTCCTTTGCAATCTTAAGAAGTATTAAATAACCAATAAGGTCATCTATATCGTTATCTCCAGGGTAGTCTGTACCCTTCATCAAACGACTAAGTTTGTCATCAATACGAACATGTAGTTGCTCTCTTGGGTCAGCCTTACTAAAAATCCTTACAGGACTTAATGCAGAGTCTCCATATGCAATATTTTTTTCAATCAACATTTGTGCAATTGCATGACATGTATCCAATATCTGCATGCCAGATGGAGCACTTATACTGTGCGAAAAAAGATCATTACATGTAAAATATTTTGTATCTTCGTATACTGGTTTTGGTTTCATCGCTTTGACTTTCTTAACCCAAATTTAGCAAGGTATACATAGATTGTTTCCACGCTTACCCCACATTCCTTAGCAATATCTTCTGGACTTTTTTTGTCCATATGATAACGCTTCTTAAGCCATAGTTCATTTGTATATAGTTTACCACTCATAGTATTATTTGTCAACCGCCTTGTCCCAATTGTTTAAAGCCCAATGACCAATACCACAGGCATCTGCAACATCATTATCATCTATTTGTTTATCATAGTTTATATTAATAAACTTAATTGTTCGTTCTTTACGAATACCCCGCTCATAAGCCTTATACCAAGCCTGAGATTTTCCAGGATTCTGAGATCTAACCAACAACTGTTCTTCTTTTGTAAGCCTTTTATTTCCAATAAAATTTTGCCAGGTAATTGGAGATACCCTACCAACCTCTGTAATTCCATTTAGTCCAGCAGCACCTATAATTGCTCCTTGAACTAGGGCAAGATCAGCAGCAGTTTTAGGACTATTCATAAATACTGTATGTTCAATTACTAAAGAAGAGTTAATAAACTTTGGCATATTAAATAATGCTTTTACTTTTTTAGTAGCATCAATACATTTTTCATAAATACTATTTCCTTCAAATAAAATTTTTCCAATTACTTCAAGTTTGCCAAACTCAAAATATGCAAAGGCAATACTATTAGTGCTTGCATCAATTGCAATAATCTTTGCTGGCTTAGTTTTGCTCATAATCAAAAAATCCTTTTATTTGTTTTAACATTTTGTCTACTGCTTTTTTACTAACATTACAGTTTGCACAAAACCCTGAATCATTATATATAGACAGTTTTTGTCCACAACCACCTAGGCATCGTCTTTCTTTGCCTTTTCTTTTTTGTCTTCTTGTTACCTGATACCTTTCGGCAATCTTTTCTTTGGTTGCCTTATCTCTGCAGTCATCGCTGCAGTATATCTGATAACTTACTTTTGGATTAAAGTATGTCTCACATCCAAAATAACTACATAGTTTCACTCAATTGCTCCATCGGTGGTATCTTTATAACACCTGGTTCTGCTGCCAAGCAAGCAGTTTTTAAAGGGCAACCTTTACATATCTTAGAATTTGACCTATAATTTTTTTGTGGTAAAGTTTTATCTTTCCACGCTTGTCGTACAACACGTAGCCAGTCAAAAGTTTTATCTATCCACTCAATATAATGATCATTTACTTCTATTGGAAAAACTAAAAGATCGTGGTTATTTTTGTTTTCATATATCAAAACAC